CCGCCCCGCCCCGCGGCGTAGCGAAGCGCCGATGCCGGCTAGACGGCACGATCACCGACCCCGCCGAGGTGTACAGCCGCTCCAGCGGCCTAGAGCTGCGCATCCCGCTAGCTGCTGATGAGGGTGTTTGGAAGATAGGCCCGTACACAGGCACCGGCAAGATCAACGTTTCAAACTTCGGCGACACCACCACTTACCTGGAAATCGCCTGGCAAGGTGGTGGTGGCCCTATCACCCTTCCCTCTGGCGCTACCCTAACCCTGCCCACCACCTCCGAACGCCGACGTCTGCTCCTCAACCCCACCGACTCCTGCGCCATCATCGACGACACCGGCGGTGTTGACCACGCCCTATGGCAACAAATCCCTTACCTGCCTGAGGGGGTGCCAGCAGGCGGGCAGCGCACATACCAGCTACCCGCTGGAGCCACCGCCACCTGGCACGTTTCCACCCTCGACCCCTGGAGGTGACACATGATCGACTGGACAGCCCACCGTAAACACCGCGAACAGATCATTGCCGACACCGGCCAGTGGATAGGCCTGCTCGACGCCGACGGCAACCCCCTCATGGATCTACCACCCGTGGTATCCATGGTGGCGCCCGAAACCCGCGGCGACCCCGGTTCCCTGGAACTTACGGTATTGTGCCGCAGCAGCCGCGGCATCATTCACCCCGTCGTCACCGAGCTCGTCGCCAAACAGCTCGGCGTGCTCAGCCCCGAAGGTAAACTCGTCCCCGTCGCCGACCGGACCCGTTTCGTGGCCATAGAACGAGCAGGCGTGCCGCGCCGGGTGTACTGGGTGACCCATACCGTGGCCAGGGGTGACGCCGACGCCCCTGCCACCCTCACAATCCACGGTGTGGGGCTAACGAAGTTGTTGTCGAGGTTTCCCGCGATGTCTGCCCCGATCACGTGGCAGACATCGTTTAGGAGGTTTGAGCGCGACTGGGTGGGGCCAGAAAACACCAAGGTCACGTTCTCGCGGCCCCGGGAGCTCGCGGGGATGAAAATGGTGACTGTCGCTGACGGCGCCACCCTCGACGGCCCCGCCGAGGCTACCATCCGGCGGCTGATTGCTGAGTCGCTGGCGGCAGCGTTCCGGGTTGCTGGGATCACCAAGGATTTACCGATCCAAGTGGCGACTACCCCGGCGGGGCGTCCCTCCCCGCGTATCCTGCTGCGCCCCACGGATGGGCCGCTGCTAGAGGAGATCGCCCAACCAGCTGCCGCGGCAGGCGTTATCATCACCGCCCGAATGTGGTGGCCAGGCGACACGCCAATCGTCGGCCTGACACTGGCGCTGCCCACCGTAGTTGTAATGGTTGAACAAGCAAAGGAGGTGCCGTGATGAGGCCCACGCTGATTGCCGACGGCGGTGAGATGACTGTCGGTCGCCGCACCTCCACCTACGTGTATGGAGTTTTCCAAGTGGACATCCCCGAGGGCAGAGAACAAGCCCAACAAGACGATCGGCTGCAAGAGGGGTACATTTACCGCCCAGATCAGCGCCCCACGGGGCGGTTCGATATCGGTTTTGTTCGAGCTGATGCCCGCGTCGATCTCAACGCCCAGCAATCCAACTTGGAGTCCATTGTCGACGCCGCCCAGAGCCGGGTCGAGGGCGCGGTGTTTTTTGAGCGTGACATAATCGGCCGCGGCCTAGGCAAGTTCCGCCCAGGTGTTGACTTCGACACTGCTAGCCTCGTTGACGTGCTGATCTGGGGGAAAACCCTCACACTGCCGGTAACTGCTATAGACATGACCAGTGGTGATGCTGCCGCGGTGGGCTGGCGGGTGCACGTCGGCGGCCAAATAATCGCTGATGCTGATAGCCTCCGATCCCACAATGACGCCATCCTCGGCCAAATAGAACAGGAACGCCGGCGGCGCTTGGCTACAACCAAAACCGCCGAAACCGCGGCAACCACCGCCAGCACCGCCACCACGGCGGCTGCTGCAAACACTAAAGCGACCTCAGCAGCTGCCGCCGCTGACGACGCTGGCAATAAAGCGAAGGAAGCCGATGCTGCCGCACGCATCGCCGACGAAAAAGCCAAAGAAGCGGACCAAGCCGCCCGCGCTGCTGATCGGAAAGCAATCGAAGCACTACAAACCACAGTGCAGGGCATGCCCCGCATCCTGCATATCGACACCGGTGGCGCCAATATTTTCACCGGCTCATCCGGCAGGATCAACAACGGCGAAGCATGGGGCACCCTCAAGTGGTTCAGTGCTGGGCTGCAGGTTCGATCTGGCGCCAGATTCGAGGCCAAGGGTGACTGGACTGGCTCGATCCTTATGATTGCGGTTTCCACCCAGGGTGCCACAGACGTCTCCTGCGCCGATATCACTGCTGGTAACCGCTACCACGAGTCCGCTACTGGCGGAATTTTCCAAACCTATAAGTCCGCGACGGTTATCATCCTGCCCAGCACCTAACCACCGCCACTGCCCTTAGGAGGCCCCACCATGCCCACTATCACCGGTGACCTGCGGCTAATAACTAACCAGCCTGCTACCGTCACTGCCCTGCAAATCCATGCCCCCGAAGCCCGCACCAGCGCCGGTACGGTTATTCTCCCTGCTCCCGCTATCGTTCCCGTCACCGGCGGTAAATTCACCGCCGATATCGAGCTTGGCGCTGCCGTGTGTATCCCTGATTACAGCGGCACTTTGGGCGAGCCCATTCACATCGCTATCCGTCTTGGTACCGCGACGTTTGCCGAGGCGCTGGACAATGGCCGCGACCTTACCCCAGACGAGCGTGACCGGGTTGTCGAGCTGTACCAGAAGATGATTGCTGCCGGGGACGCCGCGAAAGCCGCCGTAGCGAAAGCCGAGCAATCAGCCACCCAAGCAGCGCAGGCAGCCGCGGCAGCTAAAGAATCTGCAGACCACGCCGCCAGTGGCGTGCCCCCCGCTACCGCCACGGTGCAAGGAAAAATCCAACTGGCAGGCGACCTCACCGGCACCGCCGACAGCCCACGCATCGTCACAGCCGGCGTCAACGGGTACAGCGTAGCTGCCCAAACCCAGGGGTTCGTCAAAACCCAATCGAACGGAGTGCTGACCATAGCTGACGACGCTATCCGCAACGACGCCGCTGCAGTGCATAAAGGATACGTGGATGCAAGAATCAGCCGGCACAGCCACACTACTGGTCAAGTCCAAGGACTAGATACAGCGCTGGCAGGCAAAGCACCAGCGTCACACACCCACACAACCAGCCAAATCACCGGCCTGGACACAGCGCTAGCCGGCAAAGCGGCAGCCAGACACACGCACACAAAGGCCGATATCACTGATCTGCCGGAAATCACAGATACTACGGGGGGTAATACCCTCGTTGTCCGCGACCCCTGGGGTCATGTCACAGTAGCAGACCCGAGCTATAGGGACCAGGCTGCTACCAAGGGCTATGTGGACACTGAGCTGGAGAAACTGGGCCGAATAGAAAACGAAAGCGTATTACGAAATAACTCGACTGCCAAAAAAATAGGCAGGATCGTATTCCTATATGTGAATATAAATTCTTCGGGCTCCCAGGGCACGCTCCCTTATGCTTTCCGCCCATCAAATGCCTGCTATATCGCGGTGTATACCCCCACGAAGCTTGCATATCCAGGCTGGATGTCGATTTCTCCTAACGGTGACGTTTATGTGCAGTTTTCCCAATCGGATTCCACAGTGGGGTATGCGACAGCGGTTTACAATTCAGCTATCTGATCCCACTATTTAAAATCTTCAACCCCAGCAACCCATCGCGGTGTTGGGGTTTCTTCATGGAAGGAGGGAACTATGGTCACTACCGCCCAGCTTGCCGCGATCATGGGTGGCGATATCGACTACAGCCAACACGTGGCGGCGGCAAATGAGGCTATGCAACGCGCCCAGTGCACAACTGCGTTGCGCCAGGCAATGTTTCTGGCTCAGGTAGGTCATGAATCCGCAGGCCTACGCTATTTCCGGGAAATAGACCCGGGTTATTATTTGCGGGGTCGTACTGATCTGGGGCATGGGCCGGGGGAGGGGGAGCAGTGGCGTGGCGCGGGCCCCATCCAGCTGACAGGCAAAAACAATTTCCGCGCTTTTGGCGACTGGTGTCACGCCCAGGGGCTGGTGGGGGACCCGGAGGTGTTTGTACGCCAGCCGGAGCTGGTGGCCACGCCCCGCTGGGGATGGCTGTCCGCATCCTACTACTGGACAGTTGCCCGCCCCGACATCAACCAGCTAGCCGATGACGGCGACATCATCGGTGTGACCCGCCGCATCAACGGCGGGACCAACGGGCTTGACGACCGTGAGCGCCGCTACCGGCTAGCCCTACGCATCTTCAGGAAGGAGACCCCTATGGCAGAGAAAATACTGCCGTATTCACGCGATCAAGTAACCCAAGACACCGGATATTTCTGCGGGCCGGCATCATGTCAAACCGTGATCCGGGCGGCAACCGGCAAACTCATCGACGAATTCGCGCTCGCTGTTGAGCTGGGAACAACCGACGAGGGCACTAGCAGCATCGACCACATGCCCCCGGTGCTCAACCGGTATATCCCCGGTGCCCTGTACGAGTATCGGGTGATGCCGAACGACCCGCCAACCCCAACCCAGACTGAACTGCTATGGGACGATATCACGGCCAGTATTGCCGCGGGGCACGGCGTTATCGCTAACATCGTCGCCCCGCCAGACAACTACCCGCGTGGGGTGAACGGGTCGATCTCCCCCGCATACTCCGGCGGCACCGTATTCCATTACATCGCCATCATGGGTACCGGGGAAGACGAGAACGGCGCCCCCTGCGTATGGGTTGCCGACTCCGGTTTCTGGCCATATGGCTACTGGCTCGGCCTCGAACAGCTAGCAACGCTCATCCCGCCCAAGGGTTACGCCTACTCAACCGCCGCCCCACAACAGGAAGGAATTTTTATGGGACTCCCCCAAGACCGCCAAGAAGACTTAGCGCGCAAGATCGACGACATCCACACCATTCTTACCCGCTGTCTGCCCAGCCGCAGCGGCTACCGCACCACCGACGACCCCATCGACACCCTAACCGGGTTCGTGCTCAACGCTGACGCTCGCCTGCATGAGCAGGCGGTGCTGGAAACCGCCCAGGCCACCGGCCTCACCCCCGGTGACGTCCACCAGCGCTTAGCCAGCGGCCAGTCGTTTGTTGAAATCCTAGAAGGAGAAAAGTAATGACCACTATCAACCCCACCCTCGACGCTGTTCAAGCCGCTATCGCAACTGCCATTGAGGCCCAGCCCTGGTATCGGCGATTCGCCAACACCGTCAACGCCAGCCTCGGCGGCGTGGCAGGCGCCCTGGCAACCCTGGCCGCAGCCTACGCCGCTACCGGCCGCGCCGACTCCACCGCCGTCCTCGTTGGCGCGGCAGCCGCTATCACCGCAGGCATCGCCGCCCGCCTCACAAAAAACGGTGTCACCCCCTCCACAGGTGAGGCCATCACCGCTGTGGTTGCCGCCCAAACCGCCCCCGTAGATGTCACCGTCGCCGTGCGCGACGCCGTCCGCGCCGAGCTAGACGCCCGCGACACTGCGCCGGGTGGTGAGCACGCCGAATGATTGGCATGGCGCCAGCTGTGATGCTGGTGCTGGATGCCCCGCCTGCTCACAGTGCTGCATGGGGCAACATCTGGGAGCGCATCAGCGCATCAGAGGCCATCATGCTGGCGCTCGTGACGGCTATCGGCGGCGCCTATAAGATTCGGGCGGATCGGCGCGCCGAACGTGAAGCTGACAAAGCCGCTGTTTTGGAGCGGAAAGCGGCGGCGGTGGATAAAGCCGCCCAGGATCTTAGGGAATGGCTAACTACTCGCGTGGCCATCCTCGAAGCCAAAGTGGAAGAGATGCAACGAGAACGCGAGTTGCACGCACGTGTAGCTTCGACTTTTTTCGATGTCATGGCCGACTACCCAGATCCTCCGGGTGCGCCGCCGATCCCCGCTACGGTTGCCTCCGTTATTGGTTGGCCACCGCAGTGCGCCCAGCCGGCACCAGCCCCATCACCCGAACAAACATAAAATTCCCCTACCTGACGTTAAGCATCAGGTAGGGGGAATTTTTGTGTTACCGGGAGGCTGAGCGTGGCGACTGGCGTGGGCGCTGCTCATGCCACTGCCGCACCTCACTGGTACTCCACACCCGGAGATTATGCCACCGGGTGGCAGACGCCGGTGCTTGGCCCCGGCTGACATATGCCGTCCACGTATCAGGCGCGATACCTAGATAGGCGGCGCATTCGCTGGCGGTCCAGTATTCGGCGCCATCCTCATCAATGAGCTTAAGCCGCATCATTTCTCCTTTAACAGTGTGTCGACAATAACATTGAGCGCTACTACTACAAGCAGCATGGCGCTCACCCAGAGCCGACCCCCTACGAGGGGGAGCAGTACTGCCGCGATGGGCAGCACGATGTAGCAAAACACGAAATGACGCTTGGACATAATGGCCTCCTTTCTCTCTAGTCATGCGGTAGGGTGGTGGGGTGACCCCCGGTTCAGGATGGTTCGCGCTTCCTGAACCGAGAGGGTCACTTGCGGTGGCGACCTCGGTAGCGCCAGGGCTTAGACTTTCTCACGAGCCATTGAGCGATGCGCTCTAGCATGCTGTATGCCCCGAGAAACCCCAGTATCAGACCGAGAACGGTGTGCCATTCCATGGGTCTCACCTCCCTTCCACTATTGAATTTTCAACGTGAGCGTTTCCCGCTCACAAGGACCATTATACACGGCTAGTCGTGTATAATCAAGATGGGGGTACTTAGGGTGGGGAATCGGCGTTCGAAATAAAAGGCCATTGGCCTGGGGTTTCCAAATGGAAATAATCTCGCAAAAAGCTGTCACCGAACACACACCGAACACGGGCCATAAACATGCAGGTCAGAGCTAATTACATCTTGCCTCGTAATGAAAAGGTCGTGGGTTCGATTCCCACAGGCGGCTCCATCAAAACCCCAGCTCAAAATACGTGTGAGCTA